TTCCCGTTCCCTCCGTGTTCGTCGTGCGCAGGCATGATCATCCAGTCGGGCATCCAAACGGTGATTGCCCCCGAGCCCACACCAGAGCAAATCGAGCGCTGGGGTGAGAGCCTGCGACTCTCCTGCGAGATGTTTGCCGAAGCTGGTCTCACGTACGTGACGCACTAATGCCATTTGTCCATTTGCACAGGCACTCGCGTTGGAGCCTGCTCGACGGGACGGGCGACGGCGATTCGTACGCCCAGCTTGCCGCCGAGAAAGGCTTCAACGCGATCGGCCTGACCGACCACGGGACGCTCGCTGGAGTCCTTGAGCACATCGCCGGGTGCTCGAAGGCGGGCATCATGCCGATTATCGGGTGCGAGCTGTACATGCGCCCGAACCGTCTCGACCACACGCCGCGCGTGATCGAAGACGCGAAGGGTAAGAAGAAGTCGATCGCGCCGCAGCGCTGGCACCTGACGCTGCTTGCGATGAACTTCACCGGATGGATCAATCTTCAGCGTGTTGTGAGTGAGACATATAAAAGTGGGCTCTATTATCGTCCTTGCGCCGACTTCGATCTGCTCCAACGCCACAACGAGGGCATCTACTGCATGCTCGGGTGCATCGGCGGAATGTTTGCCGGCCACCTTCAGGCGGGCGGGCTCCACCTGAACCAGTACCTCCAGGTGATGCGCTCGATCTACGGCGACAACCTGTCGGCCGAGATCATGCCACACGATTTCGACGGCCAGCGCGAGGTCAACATCGACACGATCAACGCCTGCAACGATGCCTCGATCCCGGTGGCGGTCACAGGTGATGCACATATGCTCACGCCGGAATGGGCCAGCGTGCAGGACGCGATGTTGATGCTCTCCACCGGACAGTCGAATCTCAAGCGCAAGGCGAAGCAGGACGCGGGCGAGGACATCTACACGATGCACCAGGAGAACCCGACGCTCTGGCTGATGAGCGAGCAGGAGATGGCTGCCTCGTTCGCAGCGTTCCATCCGCACCTCCCGGCCGCCACGGTGCAGGCGGGGATGAATCACACGGGCGAAATTATCTCGAAGTTCACGCCGTTCTACCTCGATCGCCAGATCAAGATGCCCTTCATCGGCCACGAGATCGTCGCCAAGATCGACGACCGCGAGCCCGACCCGAAGTTCGAGCCCGATGAGCTGGTCGTCCACACGCTCAACCGCTGGTGCCTCGAAGGGCTCGAAGAGCTGAAGGCGATCTACCCGCCCGAGCACTGGCAGAAGTTCCCGGTCGAGCAGTACGAACGCCAGATCGCTCACGAGATCGACGTGCTCAAGAACGTCGGCATGCACGCCGTGCGCTACATGCTGATGGTCGCGGGCGAGATCCGCTGGGCGCGCAGGAACGATATCATCGTCGGCCCTGGTCGCGGCTCCGCAGCGGGCTCGCTCGTCGCGTATCTCTCGGGCATCACCGATATCGACCCGATCCCGTACCGACTGAAGTTCGGGCGCTTCATCAATCCGGGCCGCAAGGGCATGCCGGACATCGACGTCGACTTCATGCCGGGAGCCGCCGGCAAGGATCGCGTGATCCAGCACACCGCCGAGGTGTACGGCGCCGAGAACGTCATCCCGATCGCAGCCTATGGCACCTACGGTCCGCGCAAGGCGCTCGCCGACACCTGCCGTGTGTTCGACGACCTGATCGACTTCCCCACGGCGCAGCGCTACCAGAAGGCGATCGATCTCAAGCCGACCGAGAAGGATGATCTCGAAGACTGCGCCAAGCGCTTCCCTGAGATCGCCGAGTTCAAGCAGCGCTACCCGACGCTTTGGCACGTCGCTACGAAGATCGAGGGGCACCCGTTCTCGCAGTCGTCTCACGCATCTGGCGTGCTCGTCAAGCCGTCGGGTATCGAGATGCCGACCGCCGCGAAGATCGACAAGGCGACGGGCGAGCGCACTGAGGTCACGATGTGGCCCGACACGAAGGAGCTTCTCGCAAATTACGGCTGGCTCAAGATCGACTACCTCGTCATCGAGGGTCTCATCCGTCAGCATGAGGTGATGAAGGCGCTGCGTGATCGTGAGGGAACGCCGATCGATCTGCGCGCCTTGCCGGTGCGCTGGGATCCTGACGCGGTCGACCCCGCTGTCATGGATCAGTTCTGCCACGCCAAGACGCTCGGTGTGTGGCAGATGGAGGGCAAGGCCACGCTGCCGCTGCTCAAGGCGATTCAGCCGTCGAACATGCACGACCTGGCGGCGATCAATGCGCTGATCCGTCCGGGCGCGCGTGAGGGTGGCATCACCGAGGAGTACGCCAAGCGCAAGCACGGCGAGATCCCCGAGTCGGAGTGGTACTGGCACCCGAGCGTCGAGGACATCCTGCGCCCGACCTACGGCCTGATGGTCTACCAGGAGCAGGCGATGGAGATCGTTCAGGCGCTCGGCGGCTTCTCGGAAAGCGAGGCCGACGACATGCGCAAGGCGATGGGCAAGAAGTACCGCGAGGGCATGGCCGCCGTGATCGCGTTCCTTGACGATCTCGGCTACGAGCAGAAGTGGATGGACAGCGCCAGCGGAATCATCGGCGAGGCGCTCGCCCGAGATCTCTGGGTCGGCAAGCTGCTGCCGTTCGGCAAGTACAGCTTCAATGCTTGTTTGACTGGTGACACCGTTGTTGTTCGTGGCGGTTCCGGCGGACGCGGATCAGCTAATGCAGCTACGCCAGAAATCACGATTGCTGAGCTGTATGAAGCCCAAGAATCGAAGACCGCGTGGGGGGCAAAGCTGCGTGATCCGAATCGTGGCATTAGGATCACGCAAATGGATTCAGATGGGCGCATTCGCCTTGGAAAAATGAAGCGCGTCATCTACAACGGTCGTTGTGATGTGTACGAGATCGTTACAGAGGGCGGTCGCACTATCAAAGCGACGGCAAATCATCGATTTTTGACGGACAATGGATACCGTCACGTCGATGAGATCTCTCGCGGGTCGATGCTGGTTGTCGCCGGAGAGAAAGAGCCGCCGACGAGTCAGCGTCTAAATGGTCGCGGAAAGGGCCATGTTCGTGGCAATACGTACGACGGGCAAGGCTTCCAGACCGGCCAAGCAAACCCTGCGTGGCTTGACGGGCGCACGCAGGCGCTCGAAGAAGCAAAGCATCAGGTTGTTCAGAGAGCCGGTGCTGGGTGCTGTGAACGGTGTCTTGAGATTCATCCCGTTAGTGGTAGCCACACACTCGAATTTGCCCACCAGCAGACGCTTGAGCAGTGCGACGGCGACTATCTTAGATTTCATTCTGCCGCCAACATTGCGCAGCTCTGCAACTCGTGCCACAAACAGCTTGACTACTACAAGGGCGAACGCAAAAAGCGCTGGACGCGAGGCTTGCCTACTGAGTTGGATCGTGTTGAGTCGGTCACATATGTTGGGGTTGAAGCTGTCTACGACATTGAGATGGATACGCCCGAGCACAATTTCGTCGCAAATGGGATCGTCAGCCACAACTCGCACGCCTACTCGTACTCGCTGATCTCCTACCACGACATGCTGTTCAAGACGATCGCGCCAGCCGACTTCTACGCCTGGCTGTTGACGTTCACGGACTCCAAGAACCTGTCGAGCAAGCTCGCGGCGTCGCTGCGCGAGGGACGCGGCAAGATCTCCGTCAAGGCGCCCGACATCAACTACTCCGGGCTCGGCTTCAAGGTGCTCGATCGCGAGACGATCCTCTATGGAATCGAGAGCGTGAAGGGGATCGGTCCCGCTGGCTCGAAGGCGATCTTCGAGAACCGCCCGTTCACGAGCTACGAGGATTTCTGCCAGCGCATCAAGCCGAAGGACGTCAAGGCTCCGGCGCGCGAGGCGCTGATCGGCGTGGGCGCGTTCGATGCATTCGGCATGCGCGACCACATGACCGACCAGGAAAAAGCGACGAACGAGCTGGGCTTCATCGGGATCAAGATCACCGGCAAGAGTGACATCGACCAGTACGCCGAGCTGATCGAGCAGACGATCCACACCGAGGAAGAATTCCTCGCCGCGCCGCACAAGGAAGATCTCTGCGTCGGTGGAGAGATCACTGGCATCAAGCAGACGGCCACCAAGAAGGATGGCTCGCAGATGGGATTCGTCAATCTCGCGTTCGGTGGCGACGAGTACCGCGTGACGCTTTTCCCGAAGGCGTGGATGGCTTTCTGCGACAAGTTCATCGAAGGGCAGATCGTGTTCTTCGAAGGGCAGAAAGACGTCTCTGAGCAATACGGACACGGCTTCATCGCCAACGACTGTGTGACGCTCGCAGAGCTTCTTGCGCTCGAAGCCGGGCGCCCTTCGCCAGATACACTTAGTGCAGCGTGAATGACATGCCTACTGATCTAGCGAGCCCGACATTCGCAAGCAACATGGCGAAGCTCCAGCAGGCCGTTCTTCACGGCTTCAACGAGATGCCTGCCGGCGAAGCGTTCCGCCAGATCTATTTCGCGACGGTGTATCGCGAGAATTTCGAGGCACTCGCGCTGGATTCCGACGGATTCTGCGACAACCCGAACGATGTGTTCGACTACCAAGAGTGGGACACAGCAATCACGATTGCCACCGAAGGTTTGGGCGCGAGCTTCGGCGCGATTGCTGTTCCGATTTGGTATCACGAGCCGGTCAGAATTATCAACGAGAAGCCGACCAACAACATCGTTGTGATGATCGGTGTTGAACGTCTGTGTTATCGCAAGATTGCGATGGCGGTCTATCAAGAGGGAGACCAGTTTGCCTGCACCGGGCGCTGGTTCGCTGCCGGTTTCGAGTCGCCCGTTGACTCGCTGATCGTTCCGGTGCGCAGGGCAGTAGTTCATCACGGCTGACACTCGTCAGCGTGTTATACTGATAGGGAGAGCAGATGCCCGTTGACCCAAGCCAACTTGATGCTATTCGCGAAGCCGCAACCAAGCGCTTCGGCGAGCAGACGATGTTCCACGGGAACGAGATCCCCGCGGCGCTCGCGCTTCCGTTCGACTCGATCGAGCTGAATCTCGCCACGTTCGGCGGCGCTCGCATGGGTCGCATGATGCATCTCTGGGGAGGTCCGTCGTCGGGCAAGACGATGGCTGCATGGAGCATTGCTCGCTCTGCGCAGAATTACCGCAGCGAGCAGTTCCCCGATGGGATGACTGTCTGCTACTACAACGTCGAGGGCACCTACGACGCTGATTTCACCGCCGAGCTGGGCGTGGACGTGGACAACGTCGAGGTCGTCAACTGCGGCATCATCGAGGACATCGGCCGGCACCTTGATGTGCTGCTGCCTGCTGCGCATATCCACATCATCGACTCGACGTCGTTCGCTGAGGCAGCGCTGTATGCGAAGGCGAAGAAGGACGATTCGCGTCCTGGTGCTGACGCTCGCGCTTGGCAGATGGTGCTCAAGGAGGCTGAGCAGGTGATGGACAAGGGCGAGCCCGAGATCGTGAGGAAAGGGAAGGTCGTCCAGCCGCGCCGTGAGGCTGAGAACATGATCATCCTAATCTCGCATGAGACGATCGACTTCAACTCCGGAGCGCGCAAGCCTGTCGCCAGCAAGACGATTGGGCACGCCTCGGCGATGACGCTCCGTTTCGCGCAGGCCAAGAAGCTCTACCGCACGACTCCTGGTGGGCCGCTCAGTGATACCCGTCCGCAGAAGCCGAACGACGAGCTGTCCGGTGGGCATCGCGTCAACGGTGTTGAGGTCGAGATCGAGGTCGTCAAGTCGAAGGTCTGCAAGCCGTTCGGCAAGGCGCGACGGATTCTCGACTACGACACGATCACCTTCGACACGATGTTCGAGATGTTCAAGGCGGGCCTGTTCCTCAAGGTGATCAACAAGTCGGGTTCGTTCTACACGATCGACGGCGTCGAGGGATCGATTCAGGGTCAGGAGAAGGTCAAGGAGGCGCTCGCCGCCGATCAGTCGCTCCAGATGAAGATCTACGCCGCAGCCGACTCCTATTGCCGTAATGGCGGCTTCGTGTGATCGTCAAGGTGTACTTCTACGCGGGGTTCACGGCGCTGCTGCTGTGGGCGCTCATCGGTACAGGCGTCATCCGTGTCGCATAACCCGTTCATGGTGCAGGCGCCGATCGCCAAGGTCGGCGACATCGTCACGGCCACATGGAAGTGCGACAAGCGCAACGGTGGCGGCACAAATGTGAAGACCGGACCGGTCAGCGAGATCGACGACTGGATCCGCATCGAAGGGACTGAGGCGAGTCAAGGCTACCTACACTTGCCGATCAACTACATCCTGCGTTCTGGCAGCATTGTCGTGGCGCCGCAGGGCAATCCGTTTATGGTGGCGTGATGCAAGAACTTCCTGAAGCGAGCCAGCGCGAACTTCTCATGTCGCTCGGCGCCTACAAGGTCGTCGAGCCGATGCTCGATCTCGCCTATGCCGAGTCAGAGCGCTGGAAGTGGGAGAACCAGATCGGGGACGATCCGCACGGGCGCCCTTGGCATGTCAGCTTCCACGCCTCGCAGTTCCCTGGCGACGCGAGTCAATCATGTCCTCGCTCTGCTGTTTACGGTCTTGCCGATATCCCGACCGAAGGCCCGCCCGATCGCTGGCTTGTCGGTGTTGCTGACGTCGGCAAAGCGGTCGAGCTGTCGCACGTTCGCGCCATGCGTGACGCGGGTTACTTGACGCGCTCCGCGATCGAAGGCACGAGCACCGATCCCGAATCGGGTTTGCCGCAGATCGGATTCATCGACAAGGAGCACTGGCTCACCGGCTCCGTCGATATGCCGATCCTGCCGCTCAACTACTCGACGCCGCACATCGTCGAGGTCAAGAGCAAGCACGAGAAGAAGATCGCCGAGATGCAGGCGGGTGAGCGTGGCCCGGATGAGTCGCATCGCCGGCAGCTCCTCTGCTCGCTCGGGCTTGCGGCCGAGAATCCTGGCGCCTTCATGCACCCGAAGGACGACGTCGTGCTGCCTGCTCCGGTCGATGGCTCGATCTTCTACACGGCGCGCGACTCCGAGTGGCCTGGTCCGCAGCCGACCCACGAGTTTTTCTTCGAGCACGATCCCGGCTTCATGGAGCAGGGACGCGAGCATCTGAAGCGTCATCGACAGGCGTTCATCGAGGGCGAGCTGGTCGAGACGGTGCCGTACAAGAACACCCGCTCCCATCCGCTCGGGTGGAAGTGGTCCGAGGGAGCGTGCAAATACTGCCCAGCGAAGAAAGCATGTAAGTCTGATTATCAGAATGGCATCAACAAGCTGGCCGACTCGCACGCAATCGCTCTGGCGAGATTTTCTCGCCCTGGCTACGATTACGAGACTCGTCGTCAGCGAGTTTTCGCATTCTGGGGCGAAGACGATCCGCTTGCTTGACAGCCAGATCATCAACCCCTTATCATCATAGGCAAGCACTTCCGATCCATCAAAGGAGGATCAGCACATGGCAACACCCGTAGTCACTGACCCGCTCGTTGCACAGGCAGTCATCAACGAGGCAACCGCGCAGGGCATCCACAAGGAGGGCATGCCTGCCGACGCGAGCGCGCAGATTCAGCTCGCGCAGGATCTCGTCACGCTGGCCGAGCAGGCAATCGCTGCGGGGATGGCCGGTGCTTCTGCTCCGGCCGTGATCGCTGCGGCGAATCAGCAGCCTGCCGCTGCGCCTGCTGCACCTCCGGTTGCTGCGCCGCCCGCTCCTGCTCCCCCGGCGCCCGTGGCTCCGGCCGCAGATGTTGCGATCCAGGACGCCGCCGGTCAGAAGTACACCGTCCCGGCCGATCAGGTCGAGCAGTACCTCGCTGGCGGCTACACGCTCGTGCAGGAGGCTGCGCCGGTTCCCCCGCCGCCGCCCACACCTGCTCCGGTCGCCGCGCCCGAGCCTGTTGCTGCTCCGGCTCCCGTTCCGACGCCTGAGCCAGTTGCTCCTGCGCCGGAGCCTGCCGCTGTTGCGACTGGCGAGCCCTACGAGGGCTACAACTCGGCGAAGATCCCGGAGATCATCGCGCACATCGAGAACGTGCTCGCCACGAACGGTGAGGCGGCCAAGCCGCTGTTCGCCGCGATCTGGGAGTACGAGAGCGCGAACAAGAACCGGCCGCGTCTGCTCGGCAAGCTGAAGGCCATCGCGGAGAAGGGCGTCGAGACGTCGCCCCCGACCGCTGCGCCTGCCGCCCCCGAGCCCGCTGCGGTTCCGGCTCCCCCGGTCCCCGCTGCGCCGCCCGTCCCGGCTGATACCCAGCCGGGTGTCAATCCCGAGCCGCCGTTCCAGGCGCCGCCCGTTGCTGCGGCTCCCCCGGTGGCTGCCCCTGCCGTTCCGGCTCCGGTTGCCGCTCCGCTGACCACGCCGGAAGAGCTGGGTGCCATCGCCGCCCCGCTGCCGGGTGCGACGCAGGGTGCGAACGCTGCCATTACGGCCGAGGGTCTGCCGATCCCTGGCCCGGTGGGCGAGCCGCCGAGACTCCCCGAGGACTTCACCATCCTCTCGGATCTCGACGTGCGCAAGTTCCAGTCGCAGTTCAACGCCTGCCAGGCGCGGGCGCTGTATCTGCACTCGCAGGCCGAGGGCTTCGCCAACGACGCGAAGCTGACGGCGGACGGTGCCCAGCGTGGGTTCATCACCGCTAACACGTTCCCGAAGGGGACGACGCTCACGGAGATCGAGGCGAAGGCTGCCGAGTCGGTCCCGGAGATCCAGCAGGCCCGTCGGATCCAGCACGATTGGGCTGAGGTGGCACGGCAGTACGCCACGCTTGCCAAGATCTATGGCAACACCTGCGACCGGCTGCTCAACGAGCGCGTCGGCCGCCACGCTGAAGCCGCGACTTCCTAGTCGCATCTCGTAGTACGGGGAAAGGATTGGGCGCGACCTTCGGGTCGCAGCCCGGTCCGCTCCTGGGTCCATTAGCAACGTCAGGGGTCGGCCTTACTCTATCCGTATAGGAGCAGATGGGCCGTCGGGGAAAGGAATTCACATTGCCTGGGAAGAGGGGACCGCACCCAGTTTGGTCGCGGCCGGAGGCAGTTGAAGCACTCGCACATCTCGCACATCGTCTCGGCAGAGTGCCGGCGTTGAGCGATCTCACCGATGAGGAGCCGTCCCGCTCCTGGTGGTATCGCAATTATCCGGGCGGCTGGCGTCAAGCAGTCAAGGACGCCACCGGCATGGAAGCTCATCCCGCACACGGGAATGGCGTGTTCGTGAATCCAGGTCCAGGGTTCCGCGATCCGAAGATCCAGCTTCGAGCACAGATGAATCGGTCGAGCGATTTGTTTGTGCGCAACGGTGTTGAGCAGGAGCGCGAGATTCAGAGGCGCAGGAGATCGGTTCGTGAGGCGAAGCAGCGCACACGAGGGCTGGCGGCGGTGCTGGCATGAGTGCTGCCAGGAAGATCGAGCAGCCCGCCGGCAAGCGCACGAAGAAGAACTTCGAGGCGCGCGGCGTCTACACCGACGATCATACGAGCGGTCGCTCATGGTTCGTCGAGTGGTACGACCATGCTGGACGCCTCCAGCGCAAGCGACTCGGCACGAAGCGCAAGATCAAGACCGAGGAGAACGCGCGCCAGCTCGCTTACGCGACGGTGCAGGAGTACATCGATCGTCAATACCAGCTCTGGCTCGCCAAGCAGCGTGCGACGCCCGAAGAGATGGAGAAGATGGAGAACCGGGCCTCGTTCCCGCGCGAGGTGGTTGCCCGCGAGATTCTGCGCATCTGCGATCAGCGGATCTCCGGCGACGTGAACGACGAAGCGAGCAACGGTCGGCCTGGCCTCCAACTCTTCGCAGATCGAGTCGGGATCTCCAATCGCGAGATTCATCGCATCATCGACGATCCGAGTCGGATCACTGCCGGCGTCGAAGTCGTCGACAAGATCTGTTGCGAGTTCGACATGACGTTCGACGACTTCATCGATTCCGCTCGCCAGTGGGCGACGCAGACAGGATCGTGGAGTAACCGCCCCGGAAAAGAAGATCCGTGGCCGTTCGGATACGTGCCCGTGGTGCACAATCTCGGGTCGAGCCCGATCTAAAACAAGTAACGGAGGTTCGCTAATGATTTTCAGGGCGCTTGTTGTCGCCGCTGTTGTGCTTGCTTCATCGGTGTTCGCGCCGAGCGCAGGTGCGATTACGCCAAAAAGCCCACTCGTCTGCAAGTACGATCGCAATTACCCGAGCCACCAGTACCCGCAAAAGAGTCTTTACGGACGAGTCAGGTTCAACTACAAGATTGTCAAGCGCATCGCGCAAAGTGTCGGCCTCCCAGGAGATTTGTTTGCGCAGATCGCTCGGGGAGAATCTGGATACTACCCCGGCATTTGGGGAATCGATCCCAATGGATACACACGCGGGTATGGACTGTGGGCTGTCACACCGAAGGCTTGGGGCAATTCTCCTGCATTGCTGCGCAAGTTCTATTCGCTCGGCGGTGTTCGAGGGATGTTCAACCCGATCAACAACGCGCGCATGACGAAGATGATCTACGACATTGCTGGCGCTCGTGCTTGGTATGGGGTCCAGTATGTCGGAATCATCGACAACTTCACGAAGTCGGAAAACCTGCTCACAAGGAAACGCTGCAAGTAGCACCGGCTTAGATCTTTAGCATTTGTTTTCACCGCCATCTGGCGAAGACCGACTCGTCGGTACAAGTCCTGGCGTTCAGTGCCAGGAGATTCAAGTGATGGGAGAGACCAATCGACACCAACAAAACGGCGCCCAAGTGGGCGATCGTGACCCTCATTGTCCTGCTTACGCTTCTGATCGGCTTCACGATCTGGGCAGACACAGCGCAGTCCGCGTGGCCGAAGTTCTCTGGGCGCGCATCGGTGTTCGGAAACGATCCGGCGCAGAACTACAGCGACCCTTGGGACAACTGCCGGCCCGCCATCGGCGGATCGTGTCTGCGTGGCGGTATCGCTGTGAATCGACCCGGTCTTGGCTGGTACGAAAGCTGGAAGCGCTACGGCGGCGGATGGTGGTACGTCTGCCCGCCCAGGCACCTTGCGGTGCCGATCCGTGGTTGCCATCTGCTGAGACAGACTGACGCCGGCCCTCGTGACCGTACTCTCGACATCACGGTGGTCACGGCACGCAGGGCATGGGGCTTTCGGGTGTACGACTTCCCGACTGATCAGGGTCGCTGGACGCTGCAATACCGTGGCCGAAAGCGTCCTGGATCTAAGTCTCGGCGCGCTGGTTCGCGGACTCACGTTCGCGCACATACTAGCCGTTGACGCACGCGATCTGTCGTCCGGCTTGTGGTTCCTGCTCAAGTTCAAGCTCGTGCTGAGAGCCATGCTCATCGCCTATGATGATTAGGTGTCGGACAACCCCTTCATCAAGACTGCCCCGCCGCCCGCGAACCCCTTCATCACGGAAGCGGCGGGGCAGATCACACCTCCTTCGACTGACCTAGAGACCCGCAAGTTCGGGCGTCGTCGGGAGCGGTATTCCTCGGATCGCTCCGAGCGGATGAAGCAGATGCAGGAGGACGGGCTGGTCGGCCCGCAGTTCGGCAAGCTCGGTGGCGGCGCCCGGAAGAAGTCCAACCGTCGCGCCACCGAGGTCATCGCTGAGATGGCTCAGGAGAACGCCGAGCACATCTCGAAGACGCTGCTCGAACTCTCCGGCAGCGACTACTCGGCCGGCACCAGGCTCGCCGCCATCGACCGGATCCTCAAGGCCGAGGGTGAGGAGACGAAGATCACGCGCGAGGATGAGGCTCGCGAGATCGAGGCGATGCAGAAGAGCGAGTTGGTCGACTACATCCTTGAAGGTCTCGGTCAGCTCCAGAAGGCTGGCACGATCGCTGACGCAGACATCACGATTGCTGAAGCAGACGTTGTGGAGATCGACTGATGCAAGGACGTCGCGTCGCTGACGAAACCGAACCCCACGAGTACGAGCCTGGCGACTACGGCCGGTGGGGCGATACTTGGTATTGCCGTACGCCTTACCCCGCGCCAGAGAACGACTATGGGCCGATCCTGAGTGGGAGTCTCGGCAATCACGAAGTCGTCGAGCACGAAGACAGAACCGTCACGGTGAGCCCGTCGATTCTGACGTGGACTGAGTGGGGGCCGGAGCGCACCCGGCACGAGTGGCACGGCTACTTGGAGCGCGGTGTTTGGCGTGAGTGTTGATGGCGACTGACCCGATCGCCATCGATCGCAGTGCACTGGTCGGCGCATCGCGCTCCGACCTGATCGCGCTCGCGAAGAACATCGCCAAGGCGAAGGAGACGGCCACTAAGGTCGGCCCGCAGACTGACGACGAGCTGCACGCCTTCATCGTCGAGAAGTGGGGCATCAACGTCCCGCGTGTCGCAGTCACGCCCGGCTTCGACGCACCGTTCGACTACGTCGCTGACATCTACTTCGAGCGGATCGAGTCGGCGCTGATCGTTGGCGGCCGAGAGACTGCCAAGACGATGAACGTCGCGCTGATCAATGCGCTCAACGCGATCTTCAAGCCTGGCTACTGGGCCATCTCCGCTGGCGCCATCGACGAGCAGTCGCGCAACGCCTACAAGGCGCTGATGGAGATCCTGCGCAACTGGGGCAGCGAACTGGTCAAGGGCGCCTCGCTTCAGTCGAAGACCGAGTTCAAGAACCGCTCGCTCGTCGAGGTCAAGGGCGGCACGCGCTCGCAGCTCAACGGCCCGCACAGCAATTCGCTCCATCGAGATGAGATCGAGCTGTTCGATCGCGCTGCTTTCGACGAGGGCGACAACATCACGAAGTCGGGTGTGACGACTGATGGCCGGCCGATCAAGGCCGTCGACATTCTCACCACGTCACGCAAGTTCGCCAAGGGTCTCCTCCAGGAACTTCTCGACGAGTGCGACAAGGCCGAGAAGGCGGGACGCAAGCCGCCGCACCGCGTCTACAAGGTCGGCGTGGCTGAGACGGTCAAGCGTGTTCCGAATTGCCGTGGCCTTCCGGAGAACCAGGGCAAGCCTGACTCCGAGTTGTGCGATTGCAACCAGATGTTCAAGGGCACCTGGGATGACGGCACTGATCGAACGCTTGAGCAGGTGTGTGATGGCCGCTTCGGTCGCAGCGACGGATGGCGCCCGCTCGACCCGGACATCAAGAAGAAGTTCCTGACCAACTCGCGCTTCATGTGGGAAGCACAGCAGGAGTGCATGCGACCGGCCGGCGAGGGTCTGATCCTGGCGAGCTTCAAGGAAGCCGTTCACGTCATCAGCTCGTACGACCCCAATCCCGAGTACGGCCGGATCTACCAGTCGACGGACTTCGGTGGCGGCAACCCGCACGCGGCCAACTGGTATCAGCACATCACTGTTCCGGTGACGGTCAAGGACTTCTACGGTGACGACAAGGTGCTACCGGCAGGTTCGCTCATCTGCTTCGCCGAGGTCTACGTCACCGAGATCGGGAACATGGAACTCGCTGCGCTGATCGTGGCGATGGAGGAGAAGTACAAGGCGATCTATGGCCCGAGCTGGGAAGTCGAGGAGCGCTACGCCGACGTCGCCAACCGTGCTGCCCGCATTGACTTCCGCAACTACGATCCGCCGTTGCGGACCACCTGGAGAGTCACTCGCGAGATTGAGGAGCACATCACGAAGTGTCAAGGGATTGTCAACGACAAGTCCTTCTACGTGCTCAAGGGCGGCGAGGACGGGTCCGGTTGTCCGATGTTCATCGAGGAAGCCGAGGCGTGGCAGCGCGATCCGGCCACTGGCAAGCAGATCGACACCTTCAACCACTGCTGCGGTCCGGATGAGATGGTTCAAATTCGCGGTGGCCTGAGGCGGGCAGCAGATCTTGAAGGGCAAACCGTCGAAGTTCTGACGCACGGAGGCGAGTATCGGCCAGCGAAGTGGCGTTCGTATGGAGAGCGTGAGCTGTGGGAAGTCGAATTTGACGATGAGTCAAAAGTGCTCGTTACAGACGGCCACGAATGGGTTGTGAAGCATCCGAAGAAGAAGTTCGAGCGCGTCAAGACGACAGAGCTTGAAGGTCGATTTGTCCCTACCCAGCCTTCTATCGGATGGGAAATCACTGACATCGCTGACTACGTGAACGGGGTTCGCAACGGTCTTGTCTATGGCGACGGGACGAAGTTCAATGTTCTCGATGGGCGGTATCAGTATTCGATTCTCCGTCAGTACGGAGATGAAAACTGCGCCTTGGTTGAAGAGTTTTTCCCTGACGAACATCGAGGAAGGCGTCCTTTTCCGCATCTTGGCGAGAAGATTGAAACTGGCGCTCTTGATGCTTGGCTGAAGGATCTTCCTAATGAGAATGCAAGCCCCGACTACCTTCGTGGGTTTGTGGCTGGATATTTCGCCGCCGATGGATGTGTCAGCAAGCAGGGGGCTTGCACACTCGGAACCGCCAAGGAAGAAGACATTGAGCAGCTCACAAAGATTTTTCGTAGCGTTGGTATCGTCGTAACGAAGGTGCGGAAGCAGACGCGCAAGCGCGGAAGTGGTTATGGCAATGGAGATTTCTATGTCTTCAATTTCACGAGAGAATCGTTTGATCGAACTTTGCTCTTGAAGCCTGGGCACAATGAGCGCAACAACAAGCCACACAAGATTCGGCACACTCGTAAAGTTGTCGCCGTTCGACCGACTGGGATTGTCAGCGAAGTCTTCTGCTGCGATGAGCCTGTGACACACACCTTCGTTCTTGGTTCGGGGGTGCTGACAGGGAACTGCATGTCAAATTTTAGGTACGCCGTGGCGAACATCGATCGCAAGCTCCAGATCGAGCGGCGCAAGGGTATTGGCGGTGGTGCTGGCATGGCGGTCGCGGTCGAGGAGCCGAGCGGCGCTGGCAAGCTCCCCGACAGCGATTTGCCCAATACTGGCCCTGTGTCCACCAACTACAATGACGACGAGCAACCGTTCGGCATCCCGCTACATCGACATGGCCCGGACAACATGGACAAAATGTGGTGAGGAACCCAATGGTTGAGCCGAATACCGTAGACCTTCGAGAGAATCCCTTCGCCCAGCAGGCGCTTCAGTTCGCCTCGAAGAACAAGGTCGTCGACCAGGCGAAGCTCGGCGCAGACGTCCAGAAGGCAGCCAAGACGGACAGCGCTCCGAGCGCGCAGGCTCAGACGCAGACGGTTCCGCTCGCCTCGCTGAACCAGCTCCTCTCGAAGTTCGACGTTCAGCGCATCCCGATCTCGCGTCTGCGCCTCATGCGCCGCGACCCGATGATCGCCTTCGCCCTCTTCTTCATCCAGGCGCAGCTCCTTCGAGCGCGCTGGTCGATCAAGTGCCCGGACGCTCAGGTCGCAGCGTTCGTTGACAACGCCCTTCGAGAGATCTGGCCGTCGTTGGTCATGAACTACATGAACAAGCTCACCTTCGGGTGGCAGGCGGCGGTCAAGCGGTTCGCGCTGACGAATCCCGACTGGACCTACATCGACTCGAACAACCCGAACGCCACCGAGTCTCCGGTCTGGGACAACGGCACGATCCAGGCCGTCACCTGGAAGCCGTTCGTGCCGCTGCCGCCGGAAGGTGCCGAGCCCAACTGGGACGACAACGGCGACTTCAACGGGATCAAGTACAACCCTGGCCTCGTGCAGACATCCGGTGGCTCGCCGCCGAAGGGCGACCCGATCGACTACGACGTGCTCCACTCGCTGTGGTTCACGAACGAGCGCGAGTCCGTCCACGGATGCTCTCCTGGAGACGAACCTGTACTCACCACGAACGGCTACAAGCCGATCGGAGAGCTTGATCCAGATACCGATCTGCTTGTCAGCTACGAGGCGAATAAGGACACCATTAGGCGCGGCGGATCGAACAAGCCTGGGTTCTCGTTCGAGGTGGCATCGCGGCCTTACAGCGGCGAGCTGCTGACCGTCAAGGCTGGATCAGAGTCGACCAGGATCACGCCCAACCACAAGCTCACCGTTCGGTGGACCAAGGAGTGCGAGCGCCACTGGGCTGTCTACCTCATGCGGAAGGGGTCTGACTGGCGCATTGGGGTCACGAAGTTCAACAAGGAGAAGAACTACACCTGTTCGGGCGTCAGTGCTCGCATGCATGCCGAGCGCGCCGACGCTGCGTGGGTACTTGGTGTGTTCGATAGCAAGCACGATGCGCTCTTCCACGAGAAGCTCTGGTCGAACATCTACAAGGTTCCTGATCTGACGTTTGTCGCTAACGATGGTTCGCTGAGCGAGCACTGTCTGACGTCTGACGATCTGGCCGCCATCTGGAGCCAGATCGATTCGGAGTCGGGCGCAAAGGAGCTTCTCGCAGCTCGTAGCTTGTTCGCTGAGTACCCGCTCTACGAGCGCAGCAAGAACGGTGTGGCCGGACGTAAGATCCAGTCTGGGTATCGCGTCAAGTGGACGACTGCTGCTGCAAATCTCATCCCTGGCCTAATGGAAGTCCCGGTTGATCCCGGCAGTGGTCAGTCGCCTGAGTGGCACGCGGTCAACGTTGAGCGCTCGCATTTCGACGGAGACGTGTTCTCCCTCGATGTTGAGAAGCATCACCACTACGTCAGCAATGGCGTCATCACGCAAAATTCGCTGTGGGGCTATCCCCGCATCGGCTACGCCTACCGCTTCTGGTGGAGCTTCTGGTTCAACTGGGGGCTCGCCGATCGCCACTTCGAGAAGGACGCCGACCCGCCGACGATCGTGCGCTACCCGCCGGGCCGCACGCTGGCCGACAAGGACGGAACGCAGCGTGACTCCCGAGCGATGGCGCTGCTGATCGGCAACCAGGCTCGCTCGAATTCGACGATCGCGATGCCGTCCGACGTCGTGGTCGACGATCAGGGCATGGCGAAGAACACGTTCGAGTGGTCGATCGAGTTCCTCAAGGGCGGCGGCAACTTCGACGTCTTCGAGAAGCGCTTCGCTCAGCTCCAGACGATGATCCTGCGCTCGTGCATGGTCCCCGAGGAAGCCTTCCAGGCCAAGGGCGGATCGGCTGGCTACAACAGCACCGGCCAGCTTCAGGAGGCGTTCCAGTCCTCGCAGATCACGCTCATGCAGGAACTCGACATGGACGTGAACCGCTACGTGATCCCGCAGCTCGTCGCGGCGAACTTCGCGGATCGCAACGTCAAGGCGGTCAAGGTCACGGCTGGGTTCGACGTCGAGGACATCGACCTGGCGAAGAGCATCATCCAGGGCGCTGCCAACTCCGATGTCCAGCAGCTCGACATCGACATGCGCCACCTGCTCGACGCCGTCGGCCTACCCGTTCTCTCGCCGGCAGCCATCCAGCAGAAGGCGCAGGAGAAGCAGGCGGCGCTCGACGCCCAGGCTCAGGCGATGAAGCCCGACCCCCAGGCTCCCGTTCCCGGCAAGGACGGCCAGGCTGGTATTACCAAGCAGGGGCTCTACTACGACGCTCGCGAGACGATCAATCTCGACGACTCGAAGAAGACGCGCGAGGCGCTGTTCCTCGCCGACCTCATGGCTGTCGGCTCGCTCCACGACCACGTCGTGCTCGGCGAGGCGCAAGCGCTGCGTAGCGTCTGGGCCGAGGTCATCAAGCGCGACTTCGACGATGCTGCCATGCTGCTGAGCGACTACCAGGGCAAGCACCTGGGGCTCGACGAGACGTTCTTCGAGCGCTGGCAGCGGCGCGCTTCCGATCGCGTGCACGAAGCTGTCGCCCAGACACGACGAGTTCTCGCCACGGTGATGCGACGCGGTTCGACGATCGAGTTCGAGCGCGCCGGCCTCACCGACTTCTCATGGGATCCGCAGAACTCGAAGCTCGCCAGCGAGTACCTGCGTCAGCGTGGGCTCGTGCTGGTTGACGACATCACAACGACGACGCGCAACGAGATCAAGACGCTGCTCGCCGACCTCGTTGAGCGCAACGTCAACCCGGAGCACATCCCGACGCTCGTGCGTGCCCACTTCGAGTTCTTCAGCGATTGGCGTTCCGCTCGCCTGGTTCGCACGGAGATCGTCAACGCCTATAACTACGCGACGCTCTACGCCGGGCTCGACCACAACATCGAGCAGGCGCAGGCGATCGACGCCCAGCTCGGCCCGTCACGTTCCGACCCGGAGTGCATTGATCGCAACGGGCGCGTGTTCCCGCTGGCCGAGGCGATCATCGAGCAGGGCAAGGAGCGCCCTCAGGGAACCTTGCAGTGGGTCCTGCTGAAGACGCCGACCGACCAGGAGCGCCTCCCGGTTCCCGACGTCACGCTGCGCCCCGGAACGACTGGCCTGCTGCCAGGTTGATGGCGCGCAGGCTCTACGTCCCTGGACTGAGTTACCGGAGCCCACCGAGGCGGGCAATACGACGTCGGCGGCGGTGGATCTTCGTGCACTGATCGACGTCAGGTCGCGGCCATATCATCATAGGCGGTCGAGACAGAGGAGCGTCGTGGAGCAGCACCCAACAGTCGAGTTCGTCGGTGAGGAAGAGGCCGCAGAGCTTGCCGAGATCGAGTACCTGACGAGCACGGGGTGTCCGCGCTTCGACTTCCAGCGGGGCGCCTGCCGGCACTCCGAGGGGATCATCCTTCATGTTGGGTGCAACGAGGACCCGGCCAAGCTCAAGCGCCTGTTCGGCGGTCGCATCATCAACTGCGACCGGACCGACTGGGACGAGACGATGCAGCGGCCCAACCTCGTTGACAAGGTGTTCGACTGGAGCGGGACGTGGCCGTTCTCCAACGACTCTGCTGAGCTGGTCGTCCTCAACGACGTCCTGACGTTCTCGGTCGACTCGTCTGTTGCTGTACTGCGCGAGGCTCATCGTGTCGCCAGTCGTGTGGCGTTCTCGCTTCCCGAGAGCGCCGACAAGATAAGGTCCGTCGAGGAGGCCATGCTGCGGCACATCCTCGTCCATTCGGGCTGGAAGCCTTTCGTCGTCATGATCGCGGACTGGATGACCGATCCTCCGCAACAAGGGTGGCTCGTCGAAGCCCACCGGATCTAGCAGTACACGTCCATCAAAGGAGGGCGGATGTCCCAGGAGCGCATTGCGCTGGCTGTCATCGCGGGTGACAGCGCCATTGAAGAAGGATTCGAGCGCATGCTCAAGTCGGTCGCCGGCAAGGTGCACGGCGTGTTCGTCGCCTACACCGGCAGCGGCGATCACGACCGAGAGCTGTCGGCTGTTCTCGATCCTGAGATCTTCCCCGAGGGCTGCATCTGCCCGGTCGGATGGTCCGACGACTTCGCGCTCGCGCGCAATCAGTCGTTCGATCTGGTCTACGACCACATGGAAGCACACAAGGCTGATCCTGACAGCCAGTTCGACTGGATCCTGTGGCTCGACTGCGACGACGTCATTCCGGAGCACGTCGACCTCCAGGCGCAGATTCGCATCCTCCGCAAGAAGCGCGCCCACGGAGCCTTCGTCAACTACAACTACTCGCTCGACCCGAAGACCGGCGTCGTTTTCGTCTCACACATGAAGGAGCGGATGTTCCGCACCGACGTGAGCTGGACGTGGAATTGGCCGATCCACGAGAGCTGCCACGGACCGATCGCCACTCGCATGGCGCAGCTCGATGCCGCCGAGTTCTCGGTCAACCATCTGCGCAATGACGTGAGCCGCCGCTCGCGCAACCGAGAGATCATCGAGCGCTGGTATAAGCAGGACGAGGACAATCTGCGCGCAAAGATGCTGATGGCGCACGAGCTGAAGGCTGAGGCCGAGGCGTTGCCGTCGAGCCCGGAGCGTCACGCTGCGCTCAACGCGGCGCTCATCCTCTACCGCGACTACATCGGTGCCAGCGAGCCGGACGATGACTCGTTTGCCTGCAACCGCTACGTCGCCGACATCCTCATGCAGCTCGGGCGGATCAACGACTCGATCAACATCGATCTCCAGGGCGTGAAGATGCAGCCGACGTGGCCGGCGAGCTACGTGGGGATCGCCGAGACGCTGTATCGCTCGGGCGATTACGAGGGCGCGATCCAGTGGGCTGACGTCACGCTGCGCGCCTGCGAGGTCCCGAAGACGCTGCACGTCTTCAACAATCTCGACCTGAACTACCGGCCGCTGATGTTCAAGGCGTCGGCGCTCCGCAAGCTCGGGCGCTTCGACGAGGCGCTCAAGATCTATCGCGAGGAAGCGTCGCAGTACCTCCACGACCAGTTCCTTGAAGATCAGATCACGGAGACGATTCGCGAGTCGCATGCCAGCGTCGTCGGTCGCAGCGAGGCAGAGGTTCGCACGATCCACGAGCTGAACTGGGGCAAGCAGCCGGAGAAGTCGATCGCGTTCTTCCTTGTGCCGCACGTCGAGCCGTGGAATCCGGAGACGCTCAAGAAATCCGGGCTCGGTGGCACTGAGACGTGCGTCATCAAGCTGGCCGAGGAGCTTGGCAATCGCGGCTGGCGAGTGGCGATCTACGGCGAGCCGGGGAGTTGGAACGGGCGCACCGTCAACAACGTCGAGTGGTATCACTCCTCCTTCTACCACCCGGATCAGCCGTTCACTGCCGTCGTCAGCGTCCGCTTCCCGCCGATCTTCGATGCGAAGGTCAACGCCGAGGCGAAGCTGCTGTGGCTCCACGATGTAAACGTGGGAGACGTTCGCTACGACAACGGGTTCGATCGCTTCGCTGAGATCGATGCGGTGATCACTCCTTCGTGGTGGCATGCGCTGCACACGCGCCGCGTCTACGGCGACTTCGACGCCAAGTCGATCGCGATCACCAACGGGTTTGACCGCGAGCTGTTCCGTTACAGCGACGAGGACGCGCAGCGGCGTGACCCGAACCGGATGGTCTACGCCAGCTCTCCCGATCGCGGCCTGGAGCGCTTGCTCGACCTGTGGCCGAAGATCAAGGAGCAGATGCCCGACGCCTGGCTGGAGATCTTCTACGGCTGGGACACGATCGACGCCATCATCAACGACGGCGCTGCCCACGGGCCGCAGCTCGTGGCCTTCAAGAAGCGCATCCTCACGATGATCGAGAATCTTGGTGGCAAGGAGGGCGGGATCTTCTGGCGCGGCAGGGTCGGCCAGGAGACGCTCTCGGTGTCATTGCGCAAGGCCAGCGTCATGCCATATTGCGCCAACTTCATGGAGACCTTTGGCATCGTCTTCGCTCAGGCGATGACTGCCGGCTGCATTCCGGTCGTGCCGGACCTTGGCGCGCTGCCGGATCTCGTCGAGGATCCGCACCTTGTGATCAACGGTGCGCCCGACTCGGAGAATTTCGGTGAGCGCTTCGTGGAAGCGGTCGTCCGTGAGGCGCAGGCCACCGATGGTTTCCGTCGCAGCCTCTCTCACACCACTGATCCCTACGTCTGGAGCAATGTCACCGATGCTTGGGAGGCGCTGCTCGTCGAACACATCGCCAACAACAGGAGTGTCGTCGCATGAGTGAGGCAGTTGCCATCGTCGAGCGTTCGCTTGCAGAACTGAGAACGGCGCGCACCGCCGTCGTCGAAGAGCTGCGCAAGATCGACAAGCTGATCGATGATCAGGTCAAGTCGCTGGATCGGTTCAAGCCGAAGACGAAGGTTGAACCCAAGAAGGCTGCTCCTTCTTCGAGTGCCCCGGCGACCGTGACACAGCTTGACTCGCGTCGCGTCAAGCAGCGCTCTAAGCACTCCGTCGCTGGCAGCAAGGGTGGTCGCCCCACCAAGAAGGTCGAGTTCATGAAGTGGTTGCGCTCTAATCGTGAGATCGAGCGCGCCAGGATTCCTGACCAGTTCAGCACGTCCGTCCAGAAGGTCAACGAGTTCGTGCCCGAGCTGGTGCGCGAGGGGCTCGTCAATCTGGAAGACCGTGGCGACAAGCACGACCCGATCGAGTTCGTGGTCATCACCAAGGATGGGCTGAACGCATGACCAGCATCGCCGTATACCTCTCGGAGTGCCCTTGGGGTGAGGTCGACGAGAGCGCTCCGTCCAAGGGGCTCGGAGGGCGCGAGACAGCGCTCGTGAGGCTCTGCCAGGAGTGGGCCAAGACCGGCATCGAGGTCTACGCCTTTGTGCCACGTCAGAAGACGCGCACCTGGGATCCTCCCACTGGCACCGGATTCGTGCGCTGGGTCCCCAAGGAACTGGTCGTCGCCCTGGTTCCGCAGCTCGACGTCGACCTGTTCGTCTCGTGGGAGAACCTCGAAGTCGTCGAGGCGCTCCGTGATGCAGGCTACGAGGGTATTGCGGCGATCGAAATGCAGGTTGCTCATCTGCGTTGCGAGACAGATCGAATCATCGCCACGAACGCGATCATCTGCGTGCTCTCCGAGTGGGCCAAAGGGTTCTTCCTCCACGAGCATCCGACGTTCCCGGCTGATCAGATCTTCGTCCTGCCGAACGGCATCTCGGAACAGCACACGCGACCCGAAGCATTCCCCAAAGCGCTCGACAACGATGCGATCAACTTCGTCTACTCGTCGTCTCCGGATCGTGGGCTCCACCATCTGCTGCTGATGTGGGGACGCCTGCGTGATCGTGTGCGCGAGGTGACGGGCAAGGATGCCGTGCTCCACGTCTGCTACGGCGCCGAGTCGTTCATCAACAACTCGCGCTGGTCGCACCGCGAGGATGCTGAGCGCGCAATCACGATCGAAGAGCTGCTCACGCAGGACGGCATCAACTACCACGGACGGATCGGTCAGTTTGATCTCGGCACGATCCAGGCCAACGCTGACGCGATGCTCTACCCGTGCGACACGATGAGCCCCACGGAGACCGGCTGCATCTCGATCATCGAGGCGCTCGGGCTCGGCCTGCCTGTGGTCACGACGGATTGCGACTGCCTCGGCAGCGAGTTCTCCCAGTACACGTTGATGGCGCAACTACCTCTCGACTACGAGCACTACATCAACCTCGTTTGCATGTCGCTGCGAAATTCCGATGAGTTCCGTGATGCCGGCAAGAGGTTTGCGCAGACGCGCGTGTGGGCCGATATCGCTGCCCACTGGATCAACGACTTCGCGCTCGGTCGCGAGGAGGTCGCCGTCTGATGGAGATCACCAACGACATCAAGGTCACGCCCTTCCCCAAGCAGGAGGAGAGCACCGAGACTGAAGGCATGAACGACGGCCCGATGGAGATCGTCACGCCGCCCCGCCGAGATCGACGTCGTCGCGGCCATCGTGTGCGCGTCGAGGACGACACCAAGGGCACGCGCGAGTCGGTCAAGATGCGCAAGGAGAAGAACCGCAAGCGCGACAAGGTCGCCAAGAAGGCGCGCAAGAGGAACCGCTAGTGCCTGATTACGTCGACTTCATTGCCAGGCGCGTCGCTTTGGGCGAGATCACTCCGCAGCAAGCGGGACGCGAGTACGAGGTTCTGTTCGCAGAGTCGATCGGCGCCACGCCGGTCCACAACTCTGGCGCTGGGTTCTCGAAGCTCGACGCTCGTGGTGGCTCGATCCTGTGGAGCGTGAAGTGGGCTGGTCTCTTCAAGAGCTTCCGTGTCGAGGAGACACATTTCGCCGAGGCCGACGCGGCAATCAACGGGCCTGGCGGAATTGGCGGCGATGCGATTCCTGGACTCGCCTTCACGACGGAGAGCGGCGAGGAATTCGTGACGCTTCGTAAGGCTGACATGATGATGTTGCTGCACGAGGGCGGCACTTTTGCCTCCCGAGACAGCGTTGACACCGGCACGACTCCGCGCCGGCAGCTCACCGTAGAAGAGAGGCTCGCATGATTGTCACCTACAAGCCCATCGACGGGGAGCTTGTGTCGAAGGAATGGCTTGCCGTTCTTCTCGACATGCGCGCCGACGGTGTGCACTTCAACGTCAACGAGGGTCATCGCACGATGGCCCGTCAGTGGTATTTCTGGCGGCTCTACAAGAGCGGCGCCGGAGCTATTGCAGCCTTTCCGAGCCCGTTTGCTCCACACATCCGCACCGGACGAATCGATCACGCGATCGATTTCAGCAACGACACGGCGGTGTTCGCCTGGCTTCAGAACAAGGGGCTCAATCCGACGCGCCCGGTGCGATGGCCTGACGGGTCGGTGCGCGAGTCGTGGCACATCGAGGTGAGCGCCTCTGCGCTGCGCGCCTACTACGCGAAGTGGTCGCACAAGCACGACGTGATCCGCAAGGGGTCGAAGGGCGCCAAGGTGAAGACGCTCCAAGTCCTTCTGCGGCAGACCGGCTATCTGCGCAAGGACTGGAAGGCGCACGAGAAGTACACGCTCACGGTGCGCAAGGCCGTCAGAAACTTCCAGCGCCGACATGACCTCCCGGTCGACGGCGCTGTCGGTCCGAGGACGTGGAAGTCGCTACGCCGGGCCAAGAAGATCAACCCCTAGCAAGGAGAAGTGATGCACCGCATCCCCCTCATGCTGCGAATTCTGTTCGCGGCACTCATGCTGACCCTCGTGCTGCCTGTTGCAGCACTGGCGGCCGACCCGGACGTGTCCGGCCAGTTCGTCTTCCCGTCGCTTCAGGTCTGGACCATCGTGGCCGGATCGCTCGTGACGGTAGTGACCTACGTCCTCAACAAGTACGCGCCCTGGACCGGTCAGGGAACCAAGGCGTTCGTTCTCGTGCTCACCTCTGCCGTCGCTGCTGGAATCACCCAGTCGATCGACGGTGGCACCGTGGGCTTCAACAACCAGACCCTCCAGCTCGTCGTCACGGCGGTCGTCGCCGCGTTCGGCTCGCACTTGCTTCTCTGGAAGCCCGCCGGCATCCAGGCCAAGCTCGCCCAGCCGGAGTAGATCATGCCGGCGACGGAAACACAGGTCGACCGCGCGCTCGCGCGCCTCGGCAACTACCGTGTCCGTCGCGCTCAGATCGTCGCCAACGCAGGTGCCCCGGATGGAATCTCCGGAGCTCTGCTGTTGGCGCTCGGTCTGAGAGAGACGAACGGGATCAACGAGCAGGGTGGCGCCAAGTGGGACGCCACGAAGAATCGATGGGTAGCACAGGATGACCCGACCAAGATGGACGTCGGCATTTTCCAGATCTCGCGCATCCATCATGGCCCGGCACTCGCCAAGATGCTGGGCGTCAGGGACGGTACGTGGGGTCCGGTCATCACCGGCAGCACCCCGAACGACAACGGCTACGTCCCGCGTTTCGAGGAGTCGCTTCAGTTCACGCTCCGCGAGATGCACGAGAGCATGGGGTACGCTTCCTCGAAGGGCGTGCCCGATGAAGAGCTGGCTCGCTTCGCCGTAGCAGCGCACAACGCTGGTGCTGGCGGTGCCATCTCCGGATACCGTGACGGCGACGTCGACAAGTACACGGCGATGGGCGACTACAGTGCGTGGGTCCTGGAGACCCGCACGCTCGTCAACAAGTGGCTCGCAGCGCATCCGAATTGGCGGGTGCTCGCATGAACAAAGGAGAGCAGGATGGCTCAGACCAAGGCAACAACGCGGGGCAAGGCAGAGATCATCGAGGGCATCGCGGAGAACACCGAGATCCCGAAGACCACTGTCACAGCCGTGCTCGACGACTTCGTCGCCTACCTGACCGAGACGCTGATGGCCGGCGACGAGTTCGCCTACCCTGGGCTCGGCAAGTTCTCGGCGAAGCTGCGACCGGCACGTCAGGGTGTGAACCCTGCGACTGGTGAGGCGATCACGATCAGCGCTCGCCGCAACGTGAAGTTCACCACGGCGGCAGCCCTCAAGCGCAGCGTCGCGTAGTACAATCCCTCAGGGGATAGGATGAGTAGGAGGAGGCCCGGAGAAATCCGGGTCTTCTTCGTTCTACAGACCGGGCCAGTGGCGTGCTTGGAAGCCGAAGTGCGGACGACGGTTCTTCCTGACACGCGGACCACGCCCACCCCATCCCCACGGCGACGTGTCGAAGCGCTTGTACTGGCCGAAGACGTCAGTGCCGCCGTGGAACTCGATCCAGACGTGGCGCTCGTTGTACCAGACGGTGAAATAGCGACCGCGCCCAGGCTGACCCCAGTTCTTGAAGCTGCCCGAGACTCCGGCATAGCGCCCACGCCACATTCCACAGCGCTTGAGCACCAGGCAGACCGAAGACGAACAGTCGAGCCCGTCGCTCGTGTTGATCTCAATGAGCGGCACTGCGTGCCCGCCACCGTAGACGTACTTTCGCGCCTGCGAGCTGATGTGTTTCGCAGCGTCGTAGACGCGCTTTGCCTTTTCGTTCACCATACACATAGCCTAGATGATGAACAGCGCGAAGAAATTGGGGAGCGCACGGCAGGTAGTGCGGGCCTGCCGGCGCTCAACCCTCTCCCTGCGGCGGTAGGTGCAACGAGGGGGAAGGCGAAACCCACTCGTGCGTGCCGCAAGTCTGTTACGTCAGAAGACCGTGAGGCGACTGGAGAATCAGTTCGTATTCTACAGCACCGCAGATGGCCTCGAAGTTGACGTCGACTCGATTCGACAGAGCCACTCGACCAGGCCCAGGAGCGTCGTAACAATTGCCATCGAAGTCGTAGTAGCTCGTTGACGAGCACGCTTCATACATCGCGACGTTGTGGGACGCCAAGATCTTCTCGGCGATGTCGAGTACGTATTTGCTTCTAGCCATTCTTGTTCGCCCTCCTTAGTCGCGGCAGCTTGCGCACGATCGTGTAGACATCAGTTCTACTGCCCAGGCCCGCCAAGGCCGCCACATCAGCAACCGGTAGAACCTTAGACCACTTTCCGATCGATTCATAGTAGGCGAGCTGAGCCCGCTCGAACTCGGCGCGTAGAGGCATCATCTCGTCGATGCAATCAGCCACCTCTTCACCGCCGACGATCTTGCGCCCACCACGATGCTTTGTGCGATAGACATACTGGCGCGGGCCGGCGGCTTCAGCGCGTTGGGCATCGGCCTCGAATTCCTCGCGTTCCCAATCGTGAAGATCTGTCATGCGCCCTCCCCTCGCGCCGAACGACAGGCGGCACGGATGGCAGCAGGGATACCCCACGTCGCGTTGTATTCCTCGGCCGACACAGACGCGAAAGCC